TTGGGGGTGAGAAGAATTATATTATGTCAACACTACTTCTTTTAAAATATCAATCTAGTAACAAAACTCTCTAGTAACGTATATTATGTTTGGTAGTTTATTTAGTTTTTAATTTAACCCCTATCTATATGATTTCATTAGATCCATTATAAGTGAGCTGATATATTAATATAATATCAGAGATATAGTAACCATTTAACAACTGTATTTATGATTAATGAAACTCCTTATATATTGTTTGATCCAAATTTAATGGATAATTTACTCCATTTACCTGAAATGTGTATATTTGGTTTGGTTAATGAATCGGGTAAAAAGATATTTATTGGTTATACTATTAATATAGTAACATCTTTAAGTAAATTAATCAAGGAATATAAATCTAGTAACAAAGAACTCTTTAAACTGCCATTAATTATTATAGAAAAGATTACCGATAAACATAATTTACTGGTTAGATATAATTATTGGTGTAAGTATTATAGTAACAAGGGATATTTACTTTATAAGAAACCTGCTAACAGGGTTAATTTTAAGATCCGTATTGACCTATCCAAGGACTTTAGAATGCTCAAGCACACAAGACATCTCTTTTATGTAAAGATTCTTTCTAGACGCTATAGGGAGCATATAATAGGAGTCTTTGATAAGATCTATGATGCTGAAGCTTTTATAGCCGATAAGTATCCTAATGGTATTGATGATATTATTTATAGTAACAATAACCTTACTAAAGAGTATATGAATGTTAAATGATTCTATTCCTTATGATATATTATTTGCAATGTATGGTGCTATATGTATCTTTACTATAATCACTACTAGTATATTAATATTAGTCGCCGTTTTTAAAATGGTGAGGAAGATTAAAATTAAACGTAAAACTAAGTTAAGGATTGTTAAGTGATGCAAATATTATGCCTTATCGTGTTTATATTGGTGGTGTCTACCTTTGCTCAGGTAATGGGTGAGAAGAAGGAACCTTGTAAGGGTCATAAGTGGGTCTATGATAGCGAAGGACATATGAAATGCAAAGAGTGTGGTGTTAGAGCTGGTAGCTTATGAATAGATTGTTTTATAACTATTCTTATTGTTTTCAATAGGTTATAATTTTTTATGAATAGTAAGTTAATATATAATAAAGATCTAATAACAACAGGTAGTAAGACTTTATGTTTAAATTTTAGATCTAATAAATTAACTAAATCTTCGGTACCTATGAATGATTTTTATTGGTGGAAGAGTATAGTTATTGACGACAAGGCTATAAATATGAGAAACTTAGAATATGTCGAGTATCAAGATAATATTATTAACTATATTAAACCTTTTAAAAAGGGTTAGAGAAAGGTTGTTCGTGGAAAAATTAACGGAACGCTGTTTACATTGCGGACTCTTTGCGGGAAGTGCCTATGGTTCTGATTATTATAAACTTGCAGATGAAGTATATTGTTCCTTAAATTGTTTTTATGAAAATGATCAAAGAGATAAGGAGCTTAAAGAATATAAAACAATTATAACTAAGGCTCCTAGTAAGAAGAAAAAGAAAGTAAAGTCCAAAAAGAGAAAGAAATGAAAAAAAAGATTGATTATTGTGGCATACCTAAAGAAGTTCTTAATATGGTTGTTGGTGAATGCTATGGTCTTGGTGAATATACATTAAAAGATGAACTAGATAAATATGGTGAAGATATATTAGCTGCTAGATATGCAGTAAAAGAATATGAACATACATTAACGCCTTATATAGAATATTTCCATTGTTGGACAAAGACATGGGCAATGGTTTTAATAGATAGTGTTTTTGGTGATAAAGTAGTATTAGGATTAAATAGAGAGATACCCAAAGAATTAGGAGAAGGATTAAGTGAGCGACGAGTTGAAAAAAGAAAAAGAACTAAACGCGGAACTAGCAAAGTTAATAAATCAAAACACTCATGAGCAAAGTGGTCATTCACAACCATACAAATGTAATAGTTGTGGAGAAAGAGTGAGTTATACTTTTATCCTTCCATTTATAAAAGCTACTGGCTTATGTCCTGATTGTTGGCATAAAGAAGGTAGTGATGAGTAAAAAAGATTCTAATGATATTATAATTGATTTGATTCATCAAAGATCAGTAGCGTTTGATTATGGAAGAGAACAAGCTGAAATGTTAGCAGTTGCAATAGAAGCTTTAGAATTTTATGCATATCATGATCAACAAAAAGCTAAAGAAGCTTTAAAACAAATTGAAGAAATGAAAAAGAAATCAAATGGAAAGTAAACAATGGACTATACACTTTAAATTGAATAGTGAAAAATAATGAATAGTAAGGAAATATTATGTCAAGCCCTGAATCAAATTTAAGACTATGTAAATCTTGTAAAATATTAAAAACCAGAACAGAAGCTGGAAAGTATAATATTAAAGATAAAAAGTATACAGATGAATCTGGTAAACTTTGGAATGGTTCAACCTGCCCTAGCTGTAATCAAGAGCGGGTGAAGATTAAAATGAGAATTAAACGCAATGCGGTTGTTTAGATATGCGTTATGCTTCATTCTTGTATTTTATCTTTTTGCTCCTACTTCTTACAACAATAAAGATTTAGAACCATATAAAGATAATATTATAAACATAATTAAAGAACATTGCAATGAAAATCAATATTATCATCCAAAGAAGCAATTTCTTTATTTTGAAAAATTAATAGAAGATAGAGTTGGAGAATGTTTTATAACTCCACTCTTTTATACTATTAGAATTGATCCTATATTTTGGAAATATGCTAGTGAATTAGAAAGATTTCAACTGGTTGGACATGAGGTTTTTCATTGTGCTCTTTTAATCAATCATTCCGATAAGATAGATAACTTTATGTATTATTCTATGAATACTTTATCTAAAGAAACTATTATTCATCAGATGGAAGAATATATGAAATATCGGTGTAACAAATGAAATTATGTCATTTTTCTAACTTGCAACCTCTTTGGAAATGTGATAACATAAAGAAATCAAACAAGATATAGATGCGGGAGATAATATGGATAAAAGATTAGAAGAAATATATTATATTCGAGATGAAATGTTAACCAATCCTAAAGTTAATGCTCAAACCATTCTTAATGCTTCTAAGATTGCAGAAGAAGATAATTATTTATATGAGCTAATGATTGATTGGATGAAAGTGGTTGATGATCATATTAAGTTAATGCTTATGGATGAAGTGGTGAATTATACAGAGGAAATTGTTAGAAAAATGAAAGTCAGGAATGAATTATAATGCAAGTATTTGATGTTGATCAAGTTGTGACCATAGACTGTGATGATACATTGGTAATGTGGCCAGAAAATAAAACTACTTTTCCATATACTACTCCTGCTAGTCATACACAACCATATGAAGGTAGTGTTGGTTTTCCTGATCCATATGATGGTGGAACTAATTTTTTAGTGCCACATGAAAAACATATTAATCTTTTGAAGAAATATAAAGCTCGTGGTTTTTGTATTATTGTATGGTCTGCTGGTGGAGTTAAATGGGCCAAAAGTGTTGTAGAAACTCTTGCATTACAAGATTATGTTGATATTGTTTTAACAAAACCTAATCGTTATGTTGATGATCTTGCTTGTGAAAAATGGATGGGATGCCGAGTATATATTAAATGATGATTGAAATATATTACTACAATGATACAATGGAAAATCAATCAGTATGTGTAGATACATTGCATACAATTTTAGTATGTCTTAAACCTGCTCAAGGTGATTATTTTGAATTAGAACTTAAAGAAGGACAAGTTCCTTTTATTAAGGTTTGGAAGAATATGGTCCTTATTTCGACAATGAAAGAGCGACTTTAAGGTAAAAATACTCTAGAAGGTCTATCTTGTCTAGTTCCCATATCAAGGTGACACCAATTGGTATTAATACCCTTAGTAGATCCATGATCTTCCATCCAAAGTCCATATTTCTTCAATAAATCGGGCCTATTAGACACTAATTTACAGAGATCTTGATTATGATTATCAAGTATGTCTATTGCCATCCCGAGCATATGATAGCTCTTCTTAGCTGCATTAGTGGTTTTATTGTTTATCTGAGATGGTCTCCAACCTGAAGTTACATCTGCAGATTCAATTCCTAAATCATTTAATAATTGATTTACAAGTCCTAATAGTTTAATAGCATTATTTTTAATATTATCATTATATTCATTTGGATATAATACTCTTCGATCTTTTTTTGTCACGAAGTCTGTAAAATATAGATCTAAGGAAATTAATTCTTTCATTTTATTTTAGCCTTTTTAATAAATTTATCCACTTTAACCATATAAGCACAAATCTGACATTTATACCAAGTATTATTTTTAACTAAATCCATATAAATCGCACAGTTAGGACATATGGATGATGTCTTCTTTAGCATATAGATAGTTGTTAATCGGAAGTGTTTCTATCATTTAATGTAAAATAACAACTATATACTAAGAGACATGAAGCAATACTGACAGTCCTTTTTAGGATAATTGGCCATAGGCCTTATAAAAGAGCAGTTCACGCTAAGAGAGTTTCTAATTTTGTTTAAACAATTTAGGAGAAATTAAATGGAAAAAGTGAAGAATTCCATACTATTAGCTTTACTTTGTCTCTACTTCATTAAAGCTCTTATTCATCCATCCGGTTATGAAGATGCTGCTATTCTATTAATATTAGGTAGTTTAGTATCTTTCTTTGAATTCAAATCAAGTGATACAAAATTAAGTCTCATTGAAAAACAAATGATTAAATTAAGTGAAGATATAGAAATGCGCAATAAAGAAGTTGATTCTTTAAAAAGTGCAGTGGCTAGTATGAAATTAGCACAAGGTATGAGGGGATTAGGTAGTAATGCCCCAAGATAATATCAGCAAGACTATATTACAGTTTAAAGAGTTTGGACAATTGCAAGAATATGCAAATGCCCAACAAATTACTCTTACACAATTATCAAAGAAACTTCAAAAATTAGAAGAAGAACGAGATCATCTAAAGCAACTTTTAGAATCTTCTGTTCCTATTTTAAGAGAAGAAGGAAAAACTTTATCAGGTGAAAAGTTTCTTACAAGTTCAGAAGAAGCAATTTGTGTAATGCAACTAGAAAAGCTTAGAGACATTAGTAGTGGTCGAGAACTTACATTAGAAGAAGCAAGACGAGTTGAAATATTTTCAAAAGTATTATCAGCATCAAGAAATGCACCTAAAGTTATTGAATTAAAAACTCAAAAAATGTCCGAAGCAGAATTATTAGCTTTAGCTCAAGGTACAGATGACGAATCTAAATGAAAAACAAAAAGCTAAACTTTCTGCACGTCATGAATTATGGCGTAGAGGTTCGCTTTCATTTAAATTAGATGATACACAAAAGGAACTCTATGAACTATTTTATAATTCTAAACATAGGATTATGACTTGGTTATTATCAAGACGTCAAGGTAAAACATATACATTAAGTGTATTAGCTTTAGAACAATGTATTAGAAAGCCAAATAGTGTTGTGAAGTTTGTTTCACCCACTAAATTACAAGTTAATAATAACGTAAGACCGATCTTTAGGCAACTATTAGAAGATTGTCCAGAAGATATTAAACCAGAATTTAGATCAAAAGATTATATATATTATTTTAAAAACGGATCTGAAATTCAATTAGCTGGTTCAGATTCAGGACATGCTGAAAAGCTCCGAGGGGGCGATAGTGATATTTGGTTCGTCGATGAAGCAGGAAGTTGTTCTGATTTAATTAACGTGGTTAAAAGTATTCTTTTACCTACAACCCTTATTACAAATGGTAAAGGAGTATTGGCTTCAACACCTCCAAAAGAATCTGATCATGACTTTTTGAAATATATTGAAGAAGCTGAAATGCGCGGTTCTTTAATTAAAAAGACTATAGATGATAATCCAAGAATTACTCCACAACAAAAACAAGAACTCTTAGATGAACTTGGTGGACCTAATTCTGAAGAAGCAAGACGTGAGTTATATTGTGAATTAATAAAAGATTCAACAACATCAGTTATTCCAGAATTTGATATAGCATTAGAACAAGAAATTGTTAAAGATTGGCCTAAACCCCCCTTCTTTGATGCATATGAAGGAATGGACACTGGTGGAAAAGATCTTACTGTTGTTCTTTATGGTTATTATGATTTTAGAGCTGATAAAGTTATTATAGAAGATGAAACTGTAATTAATTTTCAAAATAAAGATATGAATATTGAATATCTTGTTAAAGAAATTAATAAAAAAGAAAAAACTCTTTGGACTAATCCAATTTCTTTAGAATATAGATCACCTTATATACGAGTTAGTGATATTAATTATATATTAACTCAAGAGATTTATAAACATAGTAGAAGATTATTCTCTGCTGAACAAGGTGTTAGTTTTCAAATAGCAAAAAAAGATGATGCAGATGCAATGATTAATAATCTTCGTATTATGTTAGCTAATAAAAAAATTATTATTCATCCTAGATGTGTAACTTTAATTCGTCATTTAAAAAATGTTCGATGGGATAAACAAAGAAAGAAATTTGCACGTAGTACTGATGATGGTCACTATGATGCAGTAGAAGCTCTTAAATATTTAGTAAGAGTTATTGAATATAAAAAGAATCCATATCCTGCTCATTATAATTTACAAATGTCGGGTTTATTTGTACGTGATCCTGAAAAATTTGCTCAAAATGGTAATCAACAATTAGAAATATATAAACAAGTATTCGGAATAAGAACTAAAAGGAAATTTTAATTATGTCTATTACAAATGCATTTAATTCTCCAAACGATGGTTACTTTGCAGCCAAACCGGCTAAAGATTCAGCAAGTATCATCTTAGGAAAAGCAGAATCATTTTTTAATATATTAAGATCTAATAACTATCTTGATAAATTGCAAAATATGTGGCGAGCTTATCATGGTGCATATCTAAACGATTATATTGGATATGGTCATAGAGTTAATTTTACTGGAGAACAAGGTGAATTAGTTCAAATTCCTATCAATCATTTTAGAAATTTAGCACAACATATCTATGTAATGATCACTTCAGCACGTCCTACGATGGAATGTCGTGCAATTAATACCGATTATAAATCATATGCTCAAACATATTTAGGTAATCAAATTCTTGATTATTATATGAGAGAAAAAAATCTCGAAGATTGTTTAAAAAGAGCTACTGAAATGTCTATTGTAATGGGACAAGGATATGTAAAATTAGCATGGAATGCAACTGCTGGTGAAATTTATGATATTGATCCTGATACAAATGAACCAGTCAGAGAAGGTGAATTAGAATTTTCAACTCCTTCAGTATTTGATGTTGTAGTTGATGGTACTAAAGAAACTTGGAATAATGATTGGATTACCGTTAGAAGTTGGGTTAATAGATTTGATCTAATGGCTAAATATCCTGAAATGGCTGATAAAATTCGTCAATTACCCGCAAAATCTCAAAGTGCTACATATAGAATTGCTGTTTGGTCTAATGATGATACAGATGATATTGCAGTGTATGAATTCTTCCATAGACAAACTGAATCTATGCCCGATGGTCGATATATGTTATTTCTTGATTCAGATATTATTCTATTAGATGCTAAAATGCCATATAGAGTTATTCCTGTTTTTCGTATTGTTCCTAGTGAAATTTTAGGAACTCCCTATGGTTATACACCAATGTTTGATATTTTTCAAATACAAGAAGGTATTAATTCTTTATTCGGAACTATTATGACTAACCAAAATGCTTTTGGTGTTCAGAATGTTTGGATGCCAAGAGGTGCTGATATTGCAGTTAGTAATCTTGAGGGTGCTTTAAATATTATCGAATCAACACAAAAACCTGAAGCACTTAATCTCACTCAAACACCAGCAGAAGTATTTAAATTTTTAGATATGTTAATTCAATCTGCTGAAACTATTTCAGGTGTTAATAGTGTTGCTAGAGGTAATCCTGAAGCATCATTAAAATCGGGAACTGCTCTTGCTCTTGTTCAATCACAAGCACTTCAATTTATTTCAGGACTTCAACAAAATTATGTCAAACTTATTGAAGATGTAGGAACTGCTGTAATACAAATTCTTAAAGATTTTGCTAATACTCCAAAAGTCATGACATTAGTTGGTAAAAATAATAGACCACTTCTAAAAGAATTCACTGGAGAAAAAATTTCTTCAATTAATCGTGTTGTAGTTGATATGGGTAATCCATTAGCTAGAACAATTGCTGGTCGTGTTCAAATGGCTGAACAAATGATGCAAATGAAAATTATTAAAAATCCTCAACAATATTATCAAGTCATTAATACTGGACGAATTGAATCTATGTATGAAGGTGAAGTTGATGATCTATTATTAATTAAAAAAGAAAATGAAGAATTAATGGAAGGTAAGAATCCATTAGTAAGTCCTATGGATAAACATAGCGTGCATATTGATGAACATAGTGCGGTATTAGCTGATCCTGAACTTAGAAATGATCCCAATTTCGTTAAAACTGTTATGGATCATATTGAAGGTCATATGAATGCTTTAAGAAATACTGATCCTGCTCTATTACAAATGAGAGGAGAACAAGCATTACCTCCATTACAGCAAAATAATAATCCTCCTGGTGGTCAACCTCAAGGTGGACCTCCTCAACAAGGTGGAAATGCTCCACAACAAAACGTGGCACCAATGATGTCACCAGCTCAAGGACAAACAGTAGCAGGACAATCAATGCAAGGACCAGGAGTAAGTAATGTTAATCCTTCTCCTATAGCAAAAGTTCCAGCACATTTATTAGTTAATCCCGCATTGCAACAAGCTTCCCTTGGTAACGTCAAGAAATAATATGAAGATTTGTACTAAATGCTTAAAAAATAAAGATTTAATAGAGTTTGGTAAACAAACTAAAACCAAAGATGGTTTAACTACCTATTGTAGATCTTGTATTAATAAGAATAGAAGTATAATTTATCAAAATAACAAATTAAAGGAACGAGAATATCATCGTCAATATAAAATAGAAAATCCAGATAAATTTAAAAAATATAAAAGTAATTATTATCAGAAAATAAAAGAATTTAAAAAAGATGATATATTTTATAGACTTACAATAAATTTAAGACGAAGATTAAATCATTCATTAAAACGTAAATCTTGGAGAAAAAATAGTCATTTTTTAGATTATATTGGTTGTGATTTAAAAACTTTAAAATCTCACATTGAAAGTCAATTTCAAATTGGTATGACTTGGAATAATTGGGCAATAAATGGTTGGCATATAGATCATATAATACCATTATCATCGGCTAAAACGATTGAACAACTATATGAGTTAAGCCATTATACAAATTTACAGCCGTTATGGGCTAAAGACAATTTAATAAAAAGTAATTATATAAAGGAAAAAATTTATGAGTGAACCAGTTCACGTACAAAATCTTCCCATAGTTGGTGGAAATAGTGGTATAAGCGGTGATATGTCAGGTAATATCACTTCATTAGCAGGATATTTAGATGAAAGTGCTGGATTTTGTATTCAAGCGGCTTTTACTGGAAGTCCTGTTGGAAGTATTAAAATTCAAGGTTCTAATGATCCTGTTTTATTAGGATATACAGATATACCCACTTCAATTACAGCAATTTCAGCCGCAGGTAATTATATGATAAATGTAGAATTTCCATATTATTCATATGTTCAACTAGTTTATACTAGAACTAGTGGTACTGGAACTTTATATGCTACATTTAATTCAAAAAGAAGGTAATTATGTCACAAGTTTTTATTAATATTCCACCAACTACTACTGGAAGTGTTACAAATGTAACTGCTTCGGGTTTACTTTCAAGTTCTGGCGGTTCAACTCCTAATATTACATTAACTGGTATTGTTCCCATTGCTAATGGTGGAACAGGATCAAGTACACAAAATTTTCTATCTAACACTGATGCATTATATTCTTTATCTAATACTGGTGATGCAACAAAGATTCAAAAATATGATCTTTCTGGTCAATCTACTGGTGTAACTATTACTATTGCACCTTTAGCGACACAAAATCAAGTTTATAATATTCAACCAAATGTTGATGCTGTAGCAAATATTATTACACAAAATGCTACAAGTGGACAAATTTTTATAGGTGCAAATGCTTCTCTTGGTGGTGCAAATTCAGGTATTCAATATTCAAATGCTACTACAGCTAATCGTGGACAAATTCGTCTTGGTTCTTATGTTAATGCTACATCTGTAGCTGGAGTAACTACGGCTACATCACGATCAGGAACTGTTGGAGTAAATGCTGCAGTTGTTGCTGGTCAAGATTATTCAAAATGGACCGCACAAGCTGGTGCAACAACACCAGGAAGTTTACCCATATCAGGTTCTTTTGCTTTTAAAGCTAATACCGTAAATAGTTTAACTGTTACTTCTGATTTTCATATTCAATTAGCAAATTTAGCAGGAGTATTAGGAGATAGATTTTATTTAAGTAGTGAAGGTCTTTTAAGATTACCTGGTTATGGTGCAGGTGTTGCAACTTTTGAT